CTGCAATATTTTCAAGGGAGTTTGGAATTCCATGTTTAATGGGTTGTGTAGTTGCTACTAAACAGTTTAAAACAGGGGATAAAGTGATTTATGATATAGATAATGAAATAATTAGAAAAATTCAATAATATAATTAATTTAATAATTGTTTACAAAAATATGAAATCAAAGTATTATTATATTATAAATTTTAAGGAGAGATAGTTTTATGATAGAAAATAAAGCATGTGGAATGGCATTTAATGTAGAGGCTTAAAACAAGCCTCTTTAATATTTTTAGGAGGAAGAACAATGAAAGCAAAGAAAGAAAATAAAGTTTATGAAGTTGATAAAATAACAAAAGACAGATATATAAAAGAAGGTTATGATATTTATGATGATGAAGGGAAATTGATAGAAAGTGCTAAGAATAAAACAATAGGTTATGCAGAATATGAAAAAATAAAAAAACAATTAGAAGAAGCTAACAAAATTCCAAAAAATGCTAAAGAATTAAAAGATAGATGTAACGAATTAGAAAAAGAAAAAACAGAATTACAAGAACAATTAGATATAGCAAATAATAAAATTGTGGAATTAGAAGCTAAAGAAGAAACAGAAGTTAAGGAGGAATAAAAGAATGAAGTTTAAAGATAAGAATGGAAATGTTTTTATTCCAACCTCTAAATTTATGGAAGAGCAAATGAAACAGTCTAAGTTTTATGCTGAAGTAAAAAGAGAAACAAAAACAAAAGAAATACAAGAAAACAAATAGAAGGGTGGGCAATAGAATGAAAAAGAAAAGTGACTTAATTTTGATTTATCTAAATAAAATAAAACCAATTTTAGGAGCTAATTACATTGAGGATACTGATGAAGTATTACAAGAGATAATTCAAGAAATAATGTCTATTGCCTGTGATATTTCTAATCGAAATTATGATGATGAGAAGTTATTTCCATACATTAGTAAAGCAGTAAGAGCTGAATATTTAGTGAGAGGTGCAGAAGGTTTAACTTCTAATAGCGAAGGGAGTATATCTAATTCATTTGATGATATTATAGAGAAAATGCGTTCTAATATTACTAAAAATGGTGTTAGGAGGTTGAAATAATGTTACTTAAGAATTTAACAAAAGTATATTTAAGTAAAGCAGAAGAAAGAAAGGATCATGGAGAAGTAAAGAAAACATGGAAATTTGTTTCTACTGCTTTTTTGAATTTACAACAAGATGTAAATGAATTAGATAGAAAGTCAAATGGTGAAGTTAATTATGATATTTTCAAAGCAAGAACAGATAGAAATTATTGTATTAAAAATGGTTTTGGTGTATCTTTAAATAATATTTCGAAAAGCAATAAATTTGTGCCAGAATATCGAGTTTTAGACCAAAGTAAAGTTGGTAATACTACAGTGTATCGATTGGAGAAGTATAATGGGAATTAAGCTTAATGCTAAAGTTAAAGTAAAACATAGTTTTAAGAATTTTAATACAATTAATAACAAGTTGATAGGAACTGTATCAGAGAGTATAGAAGATATTATAAAGAATTAAAACGGTCGTGTGTATGCTGACCCTAGTAAGTTTATGACAGATGGTGGAGAGTCTTATTTATGGTTTGAGTATTTTGGTACAGGTAGTCAGGCGGAAATGCCACATATAGGAAAAACAAAACATTTTATTGAATCTGGTTATACAGAGTGGTATATACCAGTGAATAAAGTAGGTCGTAGTTTGAATTATCCTATTGTTACAATAGGAAATAAGCAGTTTTATGTAGCAAGAGGAAGTAAGTCTAACCATTTTATGGAGGATAGCGAATTTCAATCAAGGAATGAAAATGTTAATATTACAAAAAAGAAAATAGAAAAAATGCTGAAGGAGGTATGTAAATGAGAGATTTAAGCATAAGAGAAGTGTCTGATTTTGTTTATGAAAAGTTAGAGACTTTAAATTATGAGATAGTGCTAACATACCCAACAACAGAAAGTGTGTTTCCTTGTATTGAATTACATACGCCTTTAAAATCAGTAAATAAAACTCAAAATGCCTTTCCGATTAAATCAACTTTTCAAATACCTATAACTTGTTATGATGAAAGTCAAAGAAAATGTATGGATATGACAGATGAAGTAGAAGAAATTTTAAGAAAAATGAATTTTTGTAGAACAAATACAAGTTATAGTGTGTTTGATTCTATCACTAAAAAGTATGGAATTACAGTAACTTTTGAGGTTCGTTATAATGGAATAATGGACTCTTTTAATTTTATATATTAAAAAGTATTTAAAAAAAGTAATTAGGAGGAATTGAAAAATGGAAGAAAAAGAAATGATGCCAGATATTAGTACATTGTCAACATTATGGTATTCAGAAACAAAGACAGGAGAAAAAACACAAATATGTTATACTGAGGAAATCCCTGCCTTAGAAGAGACACCAGAACAAATTACAGGTTCAGCAGTAGATATTGATTATGAGTTTACAAGACCAGGAAAGGTAAAAGCTGGAACTGTTGAAGTGCCAGTTTATTATACACATACACAACACAAGAGATTAAAGGGAATCGAAAAGAAAGATTTATATTTCTTTCTTAAATATCCAGACAATACAGCAGAGACAGTAGGGAAACCGCTTGTTAAGATGTTTCAAGGTAGTTTAGTTGTAATTGGTGATACAATTGCAGTTGATGAATTTTTGAAGGATAAAGTAACACTTTATAGAACATCAAAAGTTGAGGAAAGCGATGGTTTTCCAACAGTGTAAAAAATAATAATATAAGAGCAAGTTGATAGCTTGCTCTCTTTTGCAAAGGAGAGTAAAAATGATATTAGAAACAAATAGTAAAAAAGTAAATTTAGTTTATAGAACTAGAAGTATAGTGAAGGTAACCAGTTTGTTAAATGGAAAGAATTTTGAAGAAATATATTTTAATGCATTGACTGAAAATAATATTGAGGCTTTGTCAAATATAATTTTGGTTTTTGGTGAAGATTATGATTCTGGTAGACATGCATTTGAAAACGTTGATGAAGTATATGATTTTTTAGATGAGTATATGGAAGAAAAGCAAAAATCATATGGTGATATATTTATGGAAATTGCTAAAAGCATAAATGAAATGGGTTTTTTCAACAGCAAAATGACAGAGGAGGAACTGCAAGCAAAAATAAAAACTCACATGTCAATAGATATGAACGAGATTATAAAAAGCTCAGCAGAGAAGGCAATAGCAGGTGTTGCAGAACAAGAGTTCAGAGGTTACAAGGGTTAAACGATATTGTAAAGAATATTGAATTAAGTAAAACGATTCAAGAATTAGTGTGTTCTTATGAACCTTTAGCATATTATTTTGGAATGAAACCAAATGAATTTTGGGAATGTACTTATAGAGAAGTTGTACTTTTTTGTGAGGTTAATTCTATAAGGAAAAATGAGAGTTTTAAGTCAAATGTGGTTTTACAAGAAGCAGTAACAAATAAGTTAATTCAAGCAGATGGAATGAGTATGGGCAAAAAAGCAAAAGTTATCTCTTTAAAGAAAATGTTTAAAGATTTATTTAAATAAAACTTGACATAACAAATATAAACATAGTATAATGATTATGCACTATAAAACATTTGCAGTATATTAAAAAAGGAGAATAAGGGTGAAAAAAGCAATTTTTGTAGTAATAGTAGTAATTGTATTATTAGGTATTATAGTTCCTTCTGATAGAAGTGAAGAGACAAAAGAAGTTTCAAATCAACTAGTGGCAACAGATATTTCAAAATTTGATTATTCTATAGATAATGGAAAGTTAGTTTTACAGAAATATAAAGGAAGAGAAAAAGCGATTGTTATCAGTGAAAATTATTCAATTGAAGGCATTGAATATGAAGTAACAGAAATTGCTCATGCTATATTTAACGGTTGTTCAGCTGATACTATTTACTTACCTAAAACACTTATTAAAGTTTATGATGATACACTAGCATATTTGAATGCAGAACATATAAATCTCTATTTTGGAGGTAGTGAAGAAAATTGGAACAATATCTTTACAAAGTATGAAATAGCTGATACAAAGGAAAGATGGAATGATGGAGATGCAGAAGGTGCAGGAGAAGCGTTAGCAGATAAATTAAATTCTAAATTTGGACATGAGTATGATGAAAGTAAATTTACTTATCATTTTGAAACAAATATTAGTGATATTGAACTAAATTAAGGAGAAATAATATGAAATGTCCTAGATGTAAGAGCGAGAATATACAAGCAATTAGTGTGACAGAAGGAAAGATAAAAAGGAGAGGTTGTATATCAATTTTTATTTGGATTATTTTAGCTTTTTGTACTTGTGGAATAATCTTAATAATACCATTGTTAAGAGGTGGAACTAAAGGAAAAATCAAATCAAAAACTAAATTTGTATGTTTAAATTGTGGAAAAGAATTTTAATATATAGAAACACTTACTTTAAGTAGGTGTTTTTTTGTGCTCGAAAAGATTGGGGGGTGAGCAAGTGACAGTAGAAGAAATTGAGATACAGGTGACTGCTAGCGTAGAAAGTGCCTTGAAGGAATTTAAGAAAATGGTGCCTGAGATTAGGAAACAAATAAAAGAGCTACAAAGCGAGTTTAGTAATATTGATATGAAGAGTTTTGCGAATAAAACTGAACAGGCAACAAAACAAGTTCAAAATGCATTGAAGAAAATAGATGCAAAATCAGTAACAAAGCAAGTTGGAACAGCGACACAAGCAATTCAAAAAGAATTTGGCTCAATGTCTAAGAGTACAGAGAAACAACAGGAATTACTATATGAAAAAATTAAAGAGAAACAAGCTCAATTAGCTAATATGAAATCAAATGGTGTTCCAAGTACTGCAAGTGATGAAGAAATAAAAGCAAAAATGAAAGAAACTGGTAAAATTCCAGAACTAATAGATAAAAAATCAATACTAGAAGTAGAAGCAGAGATAGAGAGATTACAAAATAAATTAATAGAATTACAAAAAGGTAATCCAAATGAGGTGAATTTTACAATCAATGCCGATTCTTCCTCACAAAAACAAACATTTTCTAAAGAACAAATAGAAATAAAGAAAAATATACAAGAATTAGTAAATGAACTTGACAAAACTCCAAAAGGCGAACAATATAACGAAATTATGAACAAAATTTCTGCATTGAATAGAGAATTACAAGGATTACCACCAAAAGTTCAAAAAACTAATCAAGAACTTTCAAACATTAATACTCAAGAAAATGTAACTAACATAGATGTAACACCAAATACAAAAAGCATGTCAATGTGGGATATTTTAAAAAATAAAATAGAACAAATTCAACCTGTTGTTGAAAGATTTAAAATGTCATTAGAAGGTGGAAATTCAAATAAACAATTAGAGTTATTGAAATATAAAATAAGTGAAATTGAAGAAAAATTGCAAAATGCTAAAGATGGAATTATTCATATGGATACTAAAGAGATTTTGCAAGCAGAGGCAGAATTAGAAAGGTTGAATGGTCAGAAAGCTAAGTTAGAAAGTTCTGGTGGAAAAGTTAATATATTTTCTAAAATGCTTGATTCAATAAGAGGTTTACTTCCTAGTATGAGCCAAGTTCAAGGAAAATTTAATGGACTTTCTGGTATAAGTTTAAAAGTTAATAACAATATAAAACAAATGGGAACTGGAATGAAACAGGGGCTTAGTCATATTTTGAGATATGCTGGGGCTCTTTTTTCGTTACAAGGTATTTACTCAGTATTGAGTAGTAGTGCAAGTAGTTGGCTAAGTAGTCAAAATGCAGGAGCACAACAATTAAGTACAAATATAGATTATATGAAAAATGCTATGGGGTCAGCATTAGCGCCTATTATTCAATGGGTTACTAATTTAGTTTATAATTTGATGAAAGCAATTCAAAGTGTTGTGTATGCATTGTTTAAGGTAAATATATTTGCAAATGCAAGCGCTAAATCATATGGAAGTATGGCAGGTAGTGCTAAAAAGGCTAAAAATGAAACAAAACAGTTAGCAGGTATACATGATGAGATAAATAATATACAAAACAATGATGCTTCAGATGGTGGAGGTAGTAGCGGAACTGGTTCGCCTGGACCTAGTTTTGATTTATCGACACTTGATCCTACTGGTTCAATTATAGATGCAATAAGAAATGGAGATTGGTATCGAGTAGGTAGCTTAATTGCTGAAAAATTAAATCAAGCTATGGCAAGTATTGATTGGGGAAAAATACAAGAAGGAGCTAAATTGATAGCAACTAATATTGGAAATTTCATAAATGGATTTGTAGATAAACTAGATTGGAATTTATTAGGTTATACTTTAGGACAAGGAATAAATACTGCTTTTATGTTTGCAGATACATTATTAACAACAATTAATTTTAGAAATATAGGAAGTGGAATTGCAACAGGTTTGAACTCTGCTATATCAACTATTAATTGGGAATTAATTGGTAAAACATTTGCTGATGGTTTAAATGCAATGATTAATTTAGCCTATGGTTTTGTTACAACATTTGATTTTAAGAAGTTTGGTAGTTCAATTGCAACTAGCATTAATAGCTTTTTTTCAAATGTTGAGTGGGGTGCTTTGGCACAAACTTTAAGCGAAGGTTTGAAAGGTGTTTTTGATACTGTAACGGGCTTTTTTACAACTTTGGATTGGAGTATAGTTGTTGATTCAGTGATTGAGTTTTTTGCAAATGTAGATTATAGTGGAATTTCAGATAGCTTTTTTGAAATGCTAGGTTCAGCAGTTGGGAGTTTAGTTAATTTAGGAGTAATTATTGGTGATAAAATTAATGAAGCAATTGATTCAGCAGTTGAATACTTTATGCCATATGTTGAACTTTGTGGTGGTAATATAATCGAAGGAATGCTTTTAGGTATTATTGATGCTCTTATAAGTATTGGAAATTGGGTTAGAGAACATATTTTTCAACCATTTATAGATGGTTTTAAGAAGGCATTTGGTATTCATTCTCCTTCAACAGTAATGGCTGAAATGGGAACTTATATTATTGAAGGTTTGAAAGAAGGTATTGTATCATTAATTGATACTATAAAAGAGATTTGGGAAAACATGAAAGAGACAGCTATTACTAAGTTTACAGAGTTAAAAGATGGAGCAGTAGAAAAAATAACTAATCTTAAAGAGAAGGCGATTGAACTTTGGGAAAATATAAGGTTAGCAGTTTCTGAAAAAGTTATTAATTTGAAAGACAAAGTGCTTGAAGTTTGGGAGAATATTAAAACATCAGTTGGTGAAAAGGTGAGCAATTTAAAAGAAAATATTATAAATAAAATTACAGAAATGAAGGATAATGTTGTTGAAAGGTTTAGCAACATTAAAGAAAGAGCGCAGAATATATGGGGTGATATTAAGAATAATATATCAAATAAAGTGCAAGAAATTAAAGATGGAATAGGTAATAAATTTCAAGAGGCTTATGATAGAGTAACATCAATATTTGGTAATATTCAAAACTTTTTTGGTGGTATATGGGAAAGAGTGAAAGGTACATTTAGTGAGTTAGGAACTAAAATAGGAGATTCTATAGGTGGTTCTGTTAAACAAGGAATAAATGGTATTATATCATCAATAGAAAATACAATAAATAAAGCAATAAATCTTATAAATGGGGCTATAAAGTTAATTAATAAAATACCTGGTGTTTCTGTTGGTGATGTTCCAAAGTTGAGTTTGCCGAGACTTGCTAAAGGTAATGTGGCGTATAGTGAAACTGTAGCAATATTTGGAGAGTATGCAGGAGCAAGTAATAATCCAGAAATTACTGCGCCACAAAGTATTATGGAAGAAACGTTTGAAAGAGTGTTGTCTAAGAATAGCAGTGGAAATCAACCAATTAATTTAAACTTGACAGTAAAAGTTGGTAATGAAAAATTAGGTACAGTATTACTTGAAGATTTAAGAAATATGAAGAGGCAGACAGGCAAAGACATAGAAGCATTAGTAGGAGGATAAATTATGCTATGGAAAGTAGGAAATAAAGTAATGAAGTCTCCATCTACTTATAAGGATAATATAGAAGATTTAGATAATGATAGTTATACAAGTAAAGTTACAGGAGCATTGATTGATAATGTAGTGGCACAGGGAATGTTGAAATGTGAAATGACATGGGATTATTGTACAGAGCAAGAGGCAGAGGAGTTATTACAAGCTACTTTTCAAAATCCTATGATAGTTACAATAAAGTGTCCTAGTGTAAGGGGTGGTATGATTACTGCTCCTTTTCGTGTATCTAAACGAACAACGGAAATGTACCAAACAGGAGAAGACGAAGATACTTCAAAATCAGTTTGGAAAGCATCTATAAACTTTATGCAAAAATCATTGGTAGCAAGTCAAAAGGGAGGATAATATGTACCAAACAAGCAATGAATATAAACAATTAGTATATGCTGATAGTACCAAACATCTTCTTAATATTTATATTGAAAATAACAAAGTAAATCCAGATCATATCTTTGACTTTAAAGTATCACAAACACTTTTGTCAGATGACGAATTTATGTTAGGAAGCGTAACAGCAAAATCAATTGAAGTAGTAATTCATAAAAATTCCTTACCCAATAACTATGAACATATTTATGTAGAAACAGGAATTAACGAAGAAATTGTACCAATTGGACATTTTATTTTAGAAGAAATTAAG